AAGTTTGCCGTTCGTAAATGCGGATGAATGTATCTCGATCTCTTTAAGATACTCTGCACCGAGTTTTCTCTTGAGAACTTCAGGTGTAGCCGCAATAGATACGTCTGAATACTTCATATCTTTTCTCCCTTCTATTTGTATGAATCAATAATGCTGACCGCTTCAGATTCTGCTTTCTTTGAAGCGACAGCGCGATCAACTATATCTTTCGTGAGTGGATCGCCCTTATCATCCCCATCATCAGGATTGCCTTTATCGTCCGGCGCAGGGGTGTTATCAAGTGCTTCTTTCTTGTAAACATCCACCGCCGCTTTTTCTCTTGCTCCGATAATCTGTCCTAACTTCTCGATGTTAAGGCTTCCGTCCTCATCAACTAAAGCAGTCGCGTCCTCTCCGACTATGCCGATTTCTGCTAACCCTTTCTGTAATTGCATTGTTTTGACGGTAGTTTCCAATTCAAGTACACGCTTGTTAGCTTCTTCCACTGCCTTTGCGGATCGTTCTTCGTCTGTTAGTTTCGCATTGTTTAACTCATTGATCTGTTTCTCCAAGTCTTTTACCTTGTCACTGTCCGCTTTGAAACGATTTGCACGATCTTCAGCAGATTTTGTTTCTTTGCTGATTGTTGCAAGATAGTCCGATATCTGTTCTTCTGTCGGTTCTTCAATGCCCCAACCAATAAGTTTCTGTTTTACTTCTTCTCTTTTAAGCATTTGTCCTTTCCCTTCCTGCGTACATTTGATAACGCTGTCTAGTCAGCGGTGCGCTCCCTATTTGTCGCATAGGTGCGTATTAAAAAACGCCCCGAAGGACGTAATTTTTGGATTTGCGGTGTGCCACATGGCAGGACACACCGCTTTGAAGAAGATAATGTTATGAAAAGAAAACCACTTACTCGTATACACAAACACAACGGCAATTTATTATATTTTGCGGTGATGCGTTATAGTCATGTGGGTATCTCATTTGATCTTCCCCCACTGTGAATAACTCATCTATGGGTATTCTCTGTCCGTCAACTTCTGCGTGTTCAAACCTAACACGTTCGTCATTTTCGGTTAACCAAACCTTGTATTGCTTTCCGCTTTGCCGTGCCGATTCGTAATCTGCATGGTTATATACCGTGTTTGCTTCGTTTTGTGCTATTAGTAATGCTCTATCCCTTGACAGATAATAAGGATCATCAGGATGTCTGTCTGTGGTTTCTATGATGTCATCAACTAACCTTGTTAAATAATCTGGTTCATAAGGTACATCAGCCAGCGCATCTTGAATACGATTCAGCAAAGTATCTCTGTATTGGTCTACTAATAAGGCATTTTTAGTAAAATCCCTTTCGTCAATTTCTTTTTCAACCTTAATGATCGCAAAAGTAAAATAAATAGCGTCATACAAAAGATAAGCAAGGTCAGTACGCTTTTTCTTCTCATCATCTGATATATCCATTGTTGAAAAAAACCGCTTTAACTGATTCAGTTCGTCAAATCTCGGCATCCTCGACCTCTATAACCTCATTCGGTTGTTTTTCCTCACTTTCGTTAATTTCCTGCGGATAAAGAATATCCATTCTCTTTTGTGACTCAATAGCCACCTGTTCAGGATCAGCAAAGAATCCCACGGATTTGATTGCCCTTTCAGGATAAATACCACTATCAAGCAGAATCTTCATTGTTTCTGCCTTTGTAAGCATATTATCCATCTTTGAACGGCTTATCTTTATCTCTATATCAGACACTTTAAGGCCTGTCTGCTTGTCTACCGAGAGTTTATAAAGCAGAATCCGTAAGAATTGCTTTTCAGCCTTTTTGAATGACGGCTCTGACAATTCAGCACGTTTCTCGCTATCAAGATAACCATTTCGGAGTGATACCGCACCCTGTGTATCGCCCCCGGTGTTACCTTCACGATTGGCAATGCCCTGAATAACCAAAATAGAATTAAACAGATCGTCCTTTGCGACCTGACTCTCACTCTGGTTAAGTTCGGAACTCATTATGTCAACATCGGCTTTGTTCTCACCGTTGTTTGACTTGACGATAAATGCGCCCATCTGTCGAAGTTCCTTGAACTTCTCCCCATCCATTTCACAGTTAATAAACTTAATGAATGATTGAACAAATTGCTGTATGCCATCCTGCCTATCAGAAGCCATTTCGTTTATAGCATCCGACAAGGATATTGTTACTTCGATATCCGACAAGCGGTTTTCGTTGTTGGGATATTCGATAACCGGGATTGACAAAAATCCGTTTACACCACTTTCATCAATCTTGTTTTCACGGATTTTGAACCATGATTCCCTTGTATAGACAAAGTAAAGTGTCCTATTATTTTCATCCTTTATCTTCTGGAATGAAAATGCCGGAATGTTGTTGTTGTAGTAAACAACCGCCGTAGTTCTCGGATCGGGAACATCTATTCTGAAATTTGTCTCGTCCAAAAGGCTTGATCTTCCATCATCGTTAGCAATCAGGCGATAAGACGTACCGCAAATGCTACGCCAACGAGCCAAGCAAATATCAGAGTATGCCTTATCCTCGTTCTCCATGATTGAGTTAAGGTCTGCTATTTCCTTTGACTTTGTTTCATCAGTTCCCCTTAATACATACTGTATAGGTTCACTTGCTATATCCGCTGTCTTTGTTTCGACAATAAAATAAGCCGTGTTATGCACGACTTTGTTGTTGATTTCAGGTCTGATTTGTTTTTCTCTGTATAAAACAGGCTGATTGCCAAGATAGTAATTATATAGATAATCTATTTCTTCGGAATTTTGGGAAAAATCTTTTAGTACCTTTGATAATTCCTTGCAGATATTATCCCGTGTGATCTTTGATGCGTTTGTGTATAAGACTTTGCGCCCAAAAGAATTGTAACATACCTTATTGAACGGTTTACTGTTCTTTTTCAGGTCTTTCATGTTTTCTCCAACGAAAAAAGGACGGATAATCCGTCCTTGACACTTCTACAATTTTACTATATACCAAACAATTCAACTAACGTCAAGCACAATTTTGACATTTTAACCATATTTTCTGATTATTATCTTAAATTATCTGACTTTATGATTTTTTTCAGACACTTTAACGCCCGGTTGTTCTTCATATACACCGCATCCTTGCTGATTGAACGTCCTTCCCTTTTTGAAAGTATCTGTGCTATCTCATCCATTGGCTTGAACTCAATGTAGTGCATATATACTATGTCCTGCCAATCTTCACGCGGTAATGTGAAGATTTCCGTTTTTGCTTTCATCTTCTTATCTGCAAAATCATCAATAAGGCTATCAAGTTCGTTTTCTGCTATTATGATCTTGCACATCAGGTTTGCCAGACGATCCTCTGTCGAGTTTTGCACACGCTGATTCAACGGAACACTCAAAGATGTTGCCGCCGCCCGTAGTTCGTCTATCCTCTCCTGCTTACGTCTGATTATCTCGTTAAGTTCCTTCAATTCTTCGTACATACTATACCCCTTTAATGTAATGTGGCTCACTATCGCCCAAACAAGTGACTTCTATCCTCTCTTTATACATCCGACTGTCATTAATCACATGGCTTCCGTATAGTGCTTGCTTGATAATCTCTGGGTCAATTTTGGGTGATTTTAGCGTAAACATTCGCATTTCTTCAGGAAAAACCGACCCGCAATATTCACATTGACCGTTGTATAATGGCGCACCGCAATTCTTACAATTCATATCTTCACCTAAAAGGATTCATTATCACATCAACTATGCCGTTTCTCTGCCGCTCGTACACCCTTGCGGTCTGTGCAAGGTTATCAATCGCATCATCCGTCTTGTTCTTACCTTCCGTAGTCCATATAAAGACGTGGTTTAAGGCTAATTGATACTGATTTGACCGCGTATAGGTTGTGTTCTTCACGCTTTCGTCTATAAATTCAAGATTCTGCTTTACCCAATCTGAATACCCGATTATCTTCTCTTCCTTGCTCATTCCTTCCGGCGCGGTAAAAGAAGTCATTTTGCATCGGTAATATCCTGCGTTATGCAGGGCTTGTGTCAGTTCATCATCAAATACTCGACCTATACCGTTTCGCTCATACTGCACTTCGCTGATGTTATGTGCCATAATCTTCGCTACAAGCATCGGAATAGACTTACCCTTTGTTTCTTTGGTGTAAACCCAATCAATGATAGGCTTTCTTTTGCGGCCTTTAACTTCGGCTACAATAACCATCGAAAGATAATCACCACCACCAACAGCAGGATCAAGTATACCTATGATTTTCTCAATGGGTTCGGCAATCTCCCCGTTGAAGTAGTTAAGCTCGTTGCGGTTTATCAGGATTCCTTCACGGACAAACGGGGCTTGCTGATACTTCGCCATCCATTCAGGTTCGTCAAGCTGTTCGCGCATATTTCGGTAGTATTCCGTAGTAAAACCATTGATAACATAGTTAAAGTTTGACTCGTCTTTCTCATTGAGTGCCGGGATTTTGCGGAAGCGGTATAACGGATCATCCCCATGTAACTGTTCAAGACGATATAAAGGGTCATAGACATTCCACAATGTACCGACCATTAACTGTGCCGAACCGGGGAATAAAAATTCTATGTCTATGTCAAAGCCAAAATCTATCTCCTGTGGATCAGGATCATAACCAGACATACGGTCAACCATCTTGTTAAGGTATTCCTGCCATGTGTTTTCCATTCGGATAGGTGATAAGGAATGTTCGCGGTCACGAACTAAATCGTCTACATAAAGCACACCATCCCATGAAACGTCCACCGCACCCGTCCATGTTGCATCTATCGAACGGCACGTCAAGGTT